TTTTTCTAACGCGGCACTAATATAGGAATCAGTAAGATACAAAATTGCGTGGGTAGAACACATATTGTAAACTCTCTTATAGTCTTCATTGTACTGAGATGCAAGCACTACTCCCTTTCTTCCCATATTATCACTACGAACATAACCGTGATTGGAGACTCCTAAATAAACAGCATCCGTCCCATCAGGAATGTCAAGTTCTGTAATAAAGTCCTCGGTAATTCCTATATCATCTTCCAGAATAACAACGGGCGCATGAGCGTTCTCTAAGAGGGAATAATGAGAGAGACCACAACCTATAACCCCTGGAGAATATTTTATCCCTGAGAATCGTGTGAACGGAATCTCCTGACTGACTAAAAGATTACTTGTCTTTTTGAGTCTTTCTGTTGCATCGTCTAGATTTATTAGTATATTTTTTGTATCCTTTAGACTTACTAACACGGAATATAACCCTCTATGATTTTAAGATTCCTCTCGGTATTCTTACTTAGAAGATCAATTAGGGGTTTTCCAGATAAAGTAAACCACTCCTCCAGCACGGCTCCGTAATTTCTACTAGTGAGAACATTCATAGACATGCATCTCGCTTCTACCACCAACCGACAGCAAGACTCTCTGGCAATAGGAAAGAAAACCAAAGTGGAGTATTGAGCTAAGGACTTAATAAACTCCTCCCGATTATTTGAAGATTTTATTAATTCATAATCTAGTTGATTAGCTTTGCAAAAGACTTCGGCCCCTTCCGTATTCTTAATCCAGTTAGAGCTATCCAGAATTCCGCACTTCCAATTTCTAGGAGTTGTAGAATTATATTTCTCCAGTAAATTAAGATCTCCAACTTCCCAAAGCGAAGATTCTAAATTAACAAAATTTCCTTTTACATCATTCTTCTTAAATATATCCAGATGATCTGTAGTCTGAACGAACACAGCCTCAGCCTTCTCGTAAAGTTCGTAGTTAATTCTCTCTTCTTTAGGAACTATATTATCGTCATACCTCCAGGGGTGTCTACTTTTGCAAATTTTGTAGTCATGCTCTAGAATGATATAGTTCAACTTCGATAAACTCTTAACTGCGTCTGAATGCATCAGGGATAGATTACCTAAAATGTAGAAATCGTCTTTCCTGAGTGTGTGAACTTCATCTGATTTTAGTGCCTCGTCCACATACCTGCGCCTCAGCACATCGTTAACCAGTTCTGCCCCACCATTCCCAATAGGGTTATCGTCAATAAATACTACCTTAGACATCTTTGAAAAGATCATTCCTGATGGGAGGAATATCCTTGTACGCTTCGGTAACTCCTTTATCGTATGCTTTTCTCACTTCCTCAGTATAAAGTAGACGGATAATAGCAACGATCTCTAAAAAGGCGAATATAGTCCAATCGTACCAGTGGACCCCTAAACCAGTCTTAAAGCAAACTAAAATGTATATTAGAAAGAAGATAGCCATTATACATACTTTGCGTCTTCACGCTGAAATACAGCAGCAGGATAAGGACGATAAACCTCATTAACCATAGGCTTCTTGAGAGCCTCTGCGAGAGCGTGTGGGAGCCCTTGGTTGCCGACGAACATATCCACCCCCTCAATGATTTGAGCCATTTCAAGTAGGTTCTGGACGGTCTGGTGAGGAACCTCGCTCATGTGAGGGTAGGTATACTTAAAGAACTCGTACTCCTCCTTGTACCCAAGGAAAAATGCGTTCTTAATTAAGTCTCTATCTAAGGTTTCCCAGAAACTATAATTACCATGGTAACGACAACTTCTAGCTAAAATTACATCCTTCTCCAGATCATTAATGATCGCTGCGGGGACGGTCAACCAAGCCGTATCTCTCTCCTCCGAAGGGAGATTGAATGCGGCGAGGTGAGAGTCAGCAAGGTTGTTGAATCGGATATGCTTTCTAAACTCATCCAAGTTGTAATCAACTGATTCCCCGTCCCACAACCTAACTTCATCAATATAATCTTGATGCTCTAATAGCTCGCGTACACTATCAATACCTTTCTCAGTTAGTTTGGTGTGGGTAAACAAACCTCCTCCCCACGCAACCAAAGGTTCCTTCTCCCCCCCTCCTGGGTCCAGGTAGAGAATCCCCCCACCTAATGCGCGAACTGCTGGTAGGGAAAAAATGATATCCCCTAAATCTCCACTATGCTTGTAAGTTTTCTTCTTTTTCTTTGACATTCATACACTCCTTGTACATCACTAATCTAAAGTGAACGACCTTATTTAAATCATAGTTCTCGTCCACAATTTTCTTTAAATTTTGTCCCATTTCTTTAATATGTTTCTTATCCTTTAGAACTTTCGTCATAAGGGTAGTCCACTCTTTGGGAGAGGCTTTGGGGGGAAGCAGGTAACCCGTTACTCCGTTCTGGATAGTCTCATTATAACAACCTACATCAGAAGCAATTAAAGGAAGCCCATACCTCCCACACTCCGCTACTTTTATGTCCGATTTGCTGTCGTTAAAGGCATTCATTTGAAGGGGAGCAAGGGCTACATCATTCACAGAGTACAATCTCCCGTACTCATGCGCTGGCATAGCAGGGAATATATTCCAGTTCTTTCCTCCTTTGAACCCCCTCATTATAATTCTCCTATAATTCTCCCACACATCATGTTGCCAATCTCTAGGATGCTCCTCGCTTGGAGGAGGAGGAGATCCGTAAAAATTCCATTGTAAATTTTCATTACCCACTCTACCATTAACAAAATAAGGAATTCCAGAGAACTCTTTTACATCCTCTTCGTGATGAATTCCCCCCGCCCAACACAATCTAACCATTCTCTTCTTAGGGGGTTCTTGGCGAGGAATATTCCACCCAGGGAGGTTATAATCAATAGCGTTCTTAACAACAGCTAATTTTTTATTGCAAAACTCAGCGATTCGGTGCGCGAATTTGTCTTGAGTAACACTCACTAGATCTGAATGATGGTAGATAAACTTAGTCATCTGACTCAAACCTTTGTCTTTATACACATTCGAAAGCCGATGCCCATCATACAATTCTGTAAGGAGATCGTCGGTATCCATCTGAAAGAACTTACCCTTCTCTTTAGCTATTCCGCACACTCTGGTTGTGTAAGGACCACCAAAGTTAGAGATGTTATTCTGCACCACAACATCAGCCCAATCCATGTTTTCATATTCAAAGTTGGGATCCATCTGCCCAGTCTTTTCATCTAACCCAATAGGGTTTTTATCAAAACGAACTTCACACACATTGGAGTAGAGTTCAGCGAGCTTTTGATAAGGAGACCATGCTCGATAGAACGCGCAGCCTCCCTCGTTCGCAGGGACAACTAGGATATGCAACTTCCTTCCATCGGGAAAAAAGCCTTTCCAGTGAGATACTTCTTCGGCTGTAGCGTACATAAAAAATAAGACAGGGTTTCCCCTGTCTTATAATAGTAACCCTGCGATAGATTTTTACACTATTTCATCATTTACATCGTCATCAAATGCCTGACCAGAATTCTCAGAAGAGTGGGAAATACCTAGCGCAGATGCTAAACTTCCAACCGCTCCACCCAAGTCCATATTTTTATCCGTGGGGATAAGAGCTTTTGCTGCTCGTACATAGTGTTTGCGCTTACGCTTGCTAAACAAGGTAACCATCCCTTCCCAAGCTGCCAGCCCAGGAATAAAGGTACTAGCTACTCCAAAGGCAGCGTCAATTACACCACCCATATCGTCACCATCAGAAATCCCACCAGCGGGGACATATGCAGCATCAGCTATAAGCTGATCTTTAGTTGCCATAACAAGTGAAGTTCCCTCGGGGATCTTTGATTTCACAGAATCAGGAAGTTGGTCGAAGGGGATAATAGCTCCCTGCTGACCTTCTTCAAGTTGATCTGCCGTTGTGAAGACTGTATCTTCACCAAAAACTCCTTCTAGAACAGCACAAGACATAAGCCCCGCACCTAATAAGAGAGTTAAAGTAAGTGTAATGATAATATTTTTCATAGTTAGCCCTGTAATTTGCTGAGGTAATCCCCGTCTGATTCCTGTTCCTTTTTAGGGGAATCACCTTGGTTAGAGACTAAAATGTTATCAGCATACTGCTTGACATCCTCGTACTCCTCTAATTTCACCAATTCGTGAATGTTGTGAAGCTGCTCCATATAAGCAGCAGCTTGCTGTGGTGTACCGATCTTCTCAGACTTCGGACGAGGTTGAGACTGATCGTACTTCGGCCATTGTCCTTCCATGATCTTAACAATCTTAAAATCATGACCTTCGGTAAGATCACTAATATCCCCAAAATCTTCATCCAACATGGCAGCGACCACCTTCTTGAAAAGGATAACACCGACAGACAGGATTTTAACCTCCTCAGTTTCCCGATTCAGTACATTCATATAGTACCTCGCTCGGGGCTTAATTTGTCGAGCCATAGTTTCATTTTCTTTATAGCCCTTGTTCACACGCTCCCAAAGAGTGTAATAAGCGTCACAAAGGGGACACTTCTCCCCATGAACTTTTCGACAATGCACATTTCGGGTTCCACCTTCACCCTCAGGAATTCGGTGGATCTTCGTCTCTGCGTAGAACAAGGTATCATCATCCTTGCCTGGAAGGATGCGAACAATGTTTGTTCCCTCTTTCACTTGAAAGAAGTTAGAAAGGAAAGAAGAGTTACCCCCACTCTTGTTCTCCTGTAATTCAGCGTGTTTTGCTCTAAGAGCTTCAAGGTCAATAGCCATAGTTAGTTTCTCCGTTAGTTAGTAGTTACCGTGAGGTGTATTATAGACAGTTTGCGATTCATTTTTAGCTGTAAAGTTTCATTTCTGCTTTTTTTGCGCTGCATAGCTGGACTAGCGAACTCATACGCTGGTCCAACGCTGAGACAAGCCCTTTAATCATCAAATACTTCTGATTACTTCGGGAAACTTTCTCTACATATGTAGCATAATCAGGCGCAGACTCCACTAAAGAATCTAAATCTTTTGCAGTTTTCTTCTTACCTGTATTATACGCTTCTTCTTGTATATCCCTCGTAGTTCGAGCTACAAATTGAGTGAGACTGAGGTTATCCAAGTCTAACTCACTCTTGGCACGGGCGAGAAGTCCAGCCCAATGCGAATAATTTACAGGTTGTTCGGTCAACTCGTCCTCTAGCCTGGACTGGTCAATAGTAACAATAGCGTCACAGATCAAAACATAGTTCTCCCATGTCATATCTTCATACGCTAACAATAGTTTATCAGCTTTGTTCATCGAAAATTATACTCCATAATTTAGGGTTTAA